GACCGATGGGTACACCGCAGGGGCGATTGTACTTCCAGCTTGTGCCGTCAACGCCCCCCACAGACGGGATAGAGTCTGGATTCTGGCCAACTCCAACAAGTCGGGACCACAAGGATTGCGGGGACTCGATTCAGTTGGGGAACGTGAAGACAAACAGCTTGCTGGGGAGAGCAGTGCGACCCTCAAAGAAGGATGGGAGTCTGAGTCCCCTTTTTGTCGAGTGGCTCATGGGATACCCCGAAAGATTCACAGAATTACCGCACTTGGCAACTCCATCGTCCCCCAGGTCGCTAGGGAAATCCTGAAAGGTTTGGTTAAGAGCTATGAGTAGAAAATACATATTTTTGTGTGATTGGGGTAAGGGGGTAAATGGTTCCCGGTACGCTTTGATTAGGTGTCAGGAGAAAGACATACACATGAACCTTGATACAATTGGGGATGCAACAGATGTCAAATACTGCCGTGTCGATACGGGTGATGATTTTCTTTATGTCGAGCTTACGGGGTTAAGCGAGGAGCAGGATACTTATTCGGCACAACTTAACTTTGAAAGCAGGTTCCCCAAGGTTCCAACGTGGAAACAGATTGATTATGCGACCTTTGAAAAAGGATGAAGAAAAGCTTGTTGTCTTAAAGTGCATTATGACTGCGGGGCAAGCCGATAAGCTTTGGAATTGGGTGGGGAAACTTGGGTTGAGAAGTTGCAGTATGAAGGAGAGTGAACCGAAGGTCGGGGATGCTATTGCGATTGAGGTTGGAGAGGATGGTCACATTAAGTGACGTATAAAGAAAATGAAGCATGAAGAGGAAATAGTTAAGCAGACAGGGATTACCCGTACCCGACTACGGGTTGCCCGGATGAAGCATCTCAAGAGGGGGAAGCATTGGGAGAAGGAGGGGCGACTCATCATGTATACCAAGGAGGGTGAGAAGGAGATTTTGAGTGTTCTGGGTTTCCCGAAGGAGACAAAGCTTGTGGAACCCAAACCGCAGGTTGAGGAGCAGATGAAGGTTGGTCGGGCCGACTTCCGCAACAAGCATGTAATCGAGGGCATACGGGAGAACGGAAACAAGGTGATTGTCAGGGTGCGGGACAACAGTAATTTTAGATTAAAACACAAGAACGGTGAACCAATGGAGTTCCCTGCAAGGTGGGACGGCAGGGCGTGGTGGTTGGCAAGAAACTGTCCACGCTATCCCGGCAGGTGGTAAGTCACAGATATATTTTTAAGCATGAGGAATTTCAGTTTGTATGTACGCATGTATTTGAAGAGAGAGAACTCGTTGAAATTGTCAAGGCACAGGAGGGAGACGTTTTTGGGGCTATGCAAAAGGATAGGCAGGTCGCATTTGCGCTAATTGATTGGGCAAACAAGTTGGAGAAGATTCAGGAAGAACATGGATGGAATGACTAAATCGGAAAAACACACTGTTACTTACATAGACTTGATAGATGCGATTGAGAGGATAAACAGAAATCCCCAAGAAGAACATAGTATCCGCGCCGTGACGCAAGACGGCAGGAAAGTTCTGGTGAAAAGAAAACCGAGTCAATGGGGGAAAGGACCGATGAAGACCATAATGGAGGTTATCACGAATGATTAACTCAAGGACAAAGGGCAAGGTGGCAGAGTTGGAGGTTGTTCAAATCTTCAAGAATGCTGGTTACACAAAATCCCACAGGGCGCAGCAGTTCAAGGGGACCAAGGATAGTGCGGACATAATAGTTCCGCATATCGGGGATGTTTACCAGTTGGAGATCAAGCGCAGGGAACAGGTCAAGATTGATGAGTGGTTGAAGAAGACCGACGAGGAGGCAGGGGAGGAGAAGATACCTGTTGTCATCCATCGACGAAACGATGAACCGTGGAAGGTGACAATGATGCTCACAGATTGGCTTGCCGATGTTAAGGGACTTTATCCACCTACTGAATGAGGGACGAGGCAATCACACTGACCGGCCCGGAAATGTACGCAGCAAAAGCGGTGGCTTTACAGATACAACTGGGCAAGGAGAAGACCGGGGTGGCGAACAGGAGGATATGTTCGCGTGACGATCTCCAGATCAACCTTGAGGGACAAATGGGGGAGGTTGCTGTTTGCCGTTATCTTGGTCTTGATTATTGCCCTAAAATTCACCTGCATGGTGATGGTGGTGTTGATTATCGTTACCGGGGCAGCAGCTTGCAGGTTAAATCAACTCAGACGAATTATCTTCTGTTCCCGAAACAGGAACAAATGAATTGCGACTATGCAATCCTGTGTGTCCCCAGCCGAGACAAGGCGAACCTAGTTTTCATAAGGGGATGGATTAGCGGCCATGAATGGTTTGAGTGGAACAAGGAGAAGGAACTCATACCGGGAGTAATTTCATACGGGGTGAGCAGGGAACGCTTGCACCCCATCGACAAACTAGACGAGGACATAACATGCAAAATAACAAAAAACTAACAGACACACTGATGAGACCTTTGCCGAAGGCGGCACTGAAGCCGCATCCATCACGAAGCTACCTTACAACCATCAACTCTATCTATGTGACAGACAGATTGAACGAAGCGTTTGGTGTTGGAGGTTGGCACTTCACTCCTGAAGTCATTGCAGATGACACCAACCCGAAAATGATTATTATTCGGGGGACACTTACCGCAGAAAAACACGATATAAAAGTCATCCAGTTTGGGGGCAATGACAATGCTGACAGGGGGGACGCATACAAGGGAGCATCAACCGATGCCCTGACCAAGTGTGCATCTTACCTGGGGGTTGGAGCAGAGGTGTGGCGTAATTTCCAACCTGCGGAAGTGGAGCTTACCAAGGAGGTGGACAAGGACATCTTGGGTGCGTTCAAGAAGAGGTTCCTGTCAAACAAGAGTCTCACGTTGAACACGCTGAACTCTTGGTTGAGAGCAAAGAAGTTAATCGAGGTAAAAGAAGTTTATACTTCTTTGAAGGAAAACCAGATAAAGGATTTCGAGAAGAACTGGGATTCTTTCATTAAGAATGTAAAAGAACACAATGGAACACCATCAGACAAGACCACCAAGTAGCGGCAATGCCCAGTTGCTTTGCGGCAAGTATCTCCCTGACGGCAGGGGGTCTGCGGCAACAGAGAAGGGGCTAGGGCAGCACGGTCATCTTGAGGACTTGTGTCTGGGTAGACCTGTGCGGGAACCTGTGCCAGATGATGAACTTGCCGGGGTCAATTGGGCATATCAATATGTTCTGGATAACTTCGACATCCACAAGCTGAAGGTTGAGTCCAAGGTCCACATACTGGACAACGAATACAATGAGTTGAGCTTTGGAACCCGCGACCTTTGGGACGGGAAAAACCTTGGGGACTTCAAGAGCGGACAGCAGCACGACTACAAGGCGCAGATGGCATATTATGTTTTGGGGACATGCCAGAAGGCGGGGATTCCCAGCGTGAGGGTGCATGAGATTTACACCAAGTTCTTCTGGGCGAAAGTCTATGACATGACCAAGGAGGAGGCGCAGGAAATTGTGGACACCATCACGGTGAACATTGAGAAGGAAATTCTGCAACCAAATGACTACTGTGGTTGGTGTAAACAGAGAACTAAATGTGAGGCATTCACCACGGCAGTAGCAACGGTTGCCAAGGACATTGAACCCTCAAGCAGTTTTGCAATTGAAAACCTAGTCACACCCGATGCGGTCAATCGTGCAATGGTGTTTGCCAAGCGCATAAGGAAATGGTGTGCGGACGTTGAAGACAAAGCGAAGGACATGCTCAAAGCGGGTGAGGAACTGGACAACTTCAAGTTTCAGTCCCGCAGAGGGTCAACCTACATTGCGGACACCCCAAAAGCATTTGAGTTGTCCGAGTTGACAATGGAAGAATTTCTTGACGCATGTAAAGTAAGCAACACTGCGTTGGTTGCGAAGTACGCCAAGAAACATGACATGAAACCAACAGATGCAAAGCGGGAGCTTGCTAGAAAACTGTTGGAAACGACCAAAACGAAACCTGACATAAACATACTAAAAGAATGCCAGAAATAACATTCACAGACGAAGCTCCACGGAGCGATGCGGCAATGACGCCGAGAAACCTTGAGGAAGGTGAGTACGAGTTGAGACTAAAGGATTACGAGTTCCGCACAAGTAAGGCGGGAAACGAGATCATCAATCTCATGTTTGAGGAGGCAAAGACCAAGCGTTACATTTGGGACAACTTGGTCTTCACGCCAAAAGCCCAGTGGAAGATCAAGCAGTTCCTCCCGTCCATCGGGCAGGAGGTTGGCAAGTCCGCAAAAATGGATGAAAGCTACATGAATAACATCGTGGGCGAGCATCTATGGGCAGAGGTGGGTACAGACACCTATGAGGGCAAGACGAAGAACACCATAGAGAGGTACGTTGTCGGCAAGGAACGGTCCAGCCGCAAGGTGATCGACGATGAGGATGTGCCTTCATGGGACAAGAACTGAACATAGAAGACTTATCAAAAGGACTCGACCTCCAGACAGAAATGGGGGTCGAGTTCCTTCGTCTATCCCTTGAATGCGTCAAGTTGTTTGACAGCAAGCAGGTTGATTATGGCAGTTCCAATATTTCCATAAACGGTGAACTTGGAGTGATGGTGCGGACACAGGACAAGGTGAGTCGAATGCGTAACCTTCTCCTGAAACAGATGTCCGGTGTGAGCGAGGTGAACCATGAATCCCTTGAAGACACCTATCGTGACTTGGCCAATTACGGCATAATTGGTTTGATGTTAAATAAGGGGATATGGAAATAGACGAGCGAACTCAACAAGCAATGCTTTACAAGGATTTGGAGTCCTTGCTTCAGCGTTACTACGATGAGTTTGACATGTCTTACGAGAGCATCCTTGGGGTGCTTTTCAGGAGGTTGGTGGTGACGGTTTTGGATGACATAAGCGAGGAGAACGAGAACGATGACGAAAAGTTTACCGAAGAGGACGATTGAGTATCTTGAAGGTGGTTCAACTGAAGGAACCAGAAACTATTGCCTGTTCAATGCTGCATGCCAGTTCAGGGACCACAATTACAGTTACGACGAGGCAAGCGACCAGCTTGCCCAGAGGGCGTTGCAGGACGGTCTAACCGAGAGGGAGGCAGACACGACAATACGATCAGCTTATGCAAAACAACAAAGGGAGGAGTCAGTGTCGGCAGTAGCGATGGTGCAGACCAAGGTCACGGTTCATCGTCCGCAAAAGAACCTGCCAAAAGGAATGCCAGATGCGGTTACAACAATATTCAAGAAGTGCTTTAGGGAAGGTGAGGGGGTGAGGATTGCGCTGCCGCGCAACACCGGGATAAGCAGGGGCGCATGCAAGCCGGTTGACGAGTGGCTGGATATGTATGGTGCTGCCGGTGATGAAATGTTCGGAATCAAGGGAACTTATATTTGTGTCAACCCACTTGTTATCGGCGGCATTGCGGACAAGGATGTAATTGATTACCGGCATTGTCTGGTTGAGTTTGATGATGGAGCATTAGAGGAGCAGTATGCCGTGTTAAGAGAGAGCGGACTTCCCTTGTCTGCCTTGATTTATTCGGGCGGCAAATCAATGCACGGTTGGGTTAAGGTTGGCGCAAGAGACCGCCAATCCTTTGATGAGAGGGTTAAGGAAATTTACAAGTCGATGGAACGCTATCGGGTTGATGGTCAGAACAAGAACCCCAGCCGACTGAGCCGATTACCTGGGGTTCGGCGGGGAGGTCAAATGCAGGAGTTGCTTGGGGTTGATCTTGGGCTTGAATCTTATGAGGAGTGGATAGCCAAGGAAAAGTCAAAGAGGTTTGGCAGTGTCCTGCGGTTCACTCCCAAGATGAAAGTGAAGAAGGATGACGGCACGAATCTTGTTGGCAAACGATGGTTGTGCCGGGGTTACGTTTCCTTGTTCACGGGTGCTTCTCATATTGGCAAGAGTGTTTTATTGCAACAGATGGCAACGTGTTGGGCAATTGGCCGTGATTTCTGTGGGTTAAAACCTGCTGGCAAGCTGAAGGTTGTGATGATTAACGGTGAGAACGATGACGAGCAACTGGTTGAAAACTTCAATGGGATTGCGCGGCACTTGAAGCTTCGCAAGCGGCACTATGAATTACTTGCGGACAACCTTGTGACGATTACCAACCATGACAAGGTTGGGACTGCGTTTCTGGAGGTTGCAGAGGAAATACTTGCTGACATTAAGCCAGATATATTGATAATTGACCCGTTGCTGCATTATATCAATGCCAACATCAATGACCAAAAGGTTGTCGGGGGTTTCCTGCGGCACGGTCTTGGTGAACTGGCAAAGCGGCATGGATGTGCAATCATGGTCAGTCATCACAACGGCAAGCCAAGCGTGGATTCCCACGCTAGAAGCCACTGGTCCCATACCGACATGAGTTATCTGGCGGCAGGGACAAGTGAGTTAGTGAACTTTCCGCGCACAGTCAGTGTCCTTGTCCGCAAGGATGACACGAACGAATTCCAGTTGGTATTTTCAAAAAGGGGGAACAACACCGGCATAGGTGAATCACTGCTTCTGAAACATTCAGAAGACGGGACGATTTACTGGGACGAGGTTGTCGAAGTACAAGCAGACACCACACCCGTATCTTCCGACGATACCTGACGAGAGAATCGAGAGTCTTGCCAAAGAGCGGGGCATTGATTTTGTTGTTGAGTTAATCGAGAAGAGGGAGAACGCAATCAAGCTGGGGGACATTGATCCCCTTCGCTGCGGTTTCGAGCTTGATTGCTGGAAAGACGCAAGGCGACTGCTTGCCGAAGCAGATGAGCTTCTGATTCTGGGCGGCAACCGTAGTGGCAAGACCGAGTTCGCTTGTAAGCTTGCGGTTGAGACCCTGTGCAATATCGAGAGTGCCGTTGTGTGGTGCTTTCATTCCTCCCTTGCTACCTCAATTGAGTTACAGCAACCTGTCATAAGAAAATACCTGCCTCCTGAATGGAGAGACCTTGGCAAGAAGGGAAGCAGGGTAAATGTCAACTGGACAGACAAGGGTGGATTTACGGAACAGTGCTTTGTTCTTCCAAATGGATCTCGTTGCCGGTTCCTTAACTACACTCAGAACATCACCGTCCTTGAGGGTGGTGAGTGCGACATGATTCTTTGTGATGAGCTTGTCCCGCTTGCTTGGATCGAGACCCTGCGGTTTCGTATTGTAACCAGATCGGGGAAGTTGATTATCTCGTTCACACCTGTCAGGGGATACAGTGCAACAGTGAAGGATTATGTTGCAGGGGCGCAGGTGCTTCAGGATGAACCTGCGGAACTTCTGAACCCTGAGTCTGTTCATGTTCAAGGATGTCGCCCCGGACACATGCCATACATTCTTCAGCCATTCAGGAAGAGTTCCAAGGCGATCTGTTTTCATAGTCACTACAACCCATTCGGGGGATACAAGCAGATCGTCAGAATGCTTGAAGGTAAACCTTCAACAGACATTAAGATTCGGGCATACGGTTGGGCTGAGAAACTTGAAGGCAATGTGTTTAACAAGTTTGATACCAGAGTTCACGTTGTTCCGGTTGACACCATACCAATCAAGGGAACCCGTTATGTCAGTTGTGATCCTGCGGGAAGTAAGAACTGGTTCTTTAAGTGGTACATCATTGATGACATTGGAAGGGTGTTCCTTTATCGGGAATACCCAGACCGAAAGAACTTTGGCGAGTGGGCTTTGCCCAGCGAGAAACCCGATGGCAAGCCGGGACCAGCACAGACACTTGACATGGGTAAGTCTATTGTTGCCTACAAGAAGATATTCCTTGAAGCGGAGGGATGGATTTATGATGAGGAAACAAAGAGTTGGGATGGGTCGAAGAAGGAAAAGATTTACGAGAGGTTAATTGATCCCCGCATGGGTGGTGCGGCTGTTCCAAGTGTTGAAGAGGGAACCAGTATCATCTCATTACTTGAGGATGAGCAAAAAGACAAGCACGGCAACGTGACCGGCCCAAGCTTGCTTTTCATACCCGCACCTGGGGGGCACATAGATGAAGGATTACAGTTGATAAACGACTACCTTGACTACGACGAAGGGAGTCCGGTGACATCAATGAATTGCCCTCGGTATTATGTTTCAGAAGAGTGCGAGCAAACAATTTACGCTATGCAGGAATACACCGGAAGAGATGGTCTTAAAGGTGCGCTGAAGGATGTTGTTGATTGCGACAGGTATCTTTTCAAGGCAGGAGTTCTGTCTTTGGATGGCGATCTCCTGTCGGCAACAGGAGGAGATGAGTATGAAGGTTAATTTTAATGATCTACCGTTAACGCTCAGAACCCATGAGGTATGCAAAGTGACAGGCATGAACAGGAAGCTTGTCATTGACCTAGCTGATATGGGTGTTTTGAAGTTGATAGACATGGACAAGCGTCAAAGAAGGTTCCTGCGGGAATCAATTAGAGAACTTATGAAGCTTGGCCCTGAAGGTGCAGTAATGGAAATATAATGGACAAAGATATTAAGGACATTGCGAACGAGTTCCATGAGATAGTTCGCAGGGGAAACGAATACTACGACAGGACACGGTTAAACTGGGAGACCCGTTTTAATGTGTGGTCAGGGCAAAGCGACGATGGTCGCAAGTGGAAATCAAAACTGGGACGAAACCCGGTTCCGTTTGACGGGGCATCAGACAGTCGCCCTCCAGTTGTTGACACCTACATCAACGAGGACATCGACATGCTGATGACTTCCCTTCGATCATCTCAGGTTTCGGCATTTCCGACAGAGAGCAACGATGCGGAACAGGCAAGTCTTGTGACCAACTTGATGCGCTACCAGTTACACAACCAGATCAAGGAGTTCTACGATGAAGCGGAGCTTGCAGCAAACTACATGCTGGAGAATGGCATTGGTGTTGTCGGGGTGTTCTGGGATGTGGAGGAGCAACGGACAATTGCGGACATCGACATGGAGGCAATCGGGGAACTTTCTCAGACAAGCGAAAACCTGTCCATGTTCCCTGAGATGATTTTGGACCCTGAAAGGGAGGATGAGGCAATCGCGCTTGGTATGCTGATATTGCCAGAGGTCAAGAAATCCAAGATGGGTAAGATGGTTCGTGAACTACGGGAGACAGGAGCAACAACTTACCCTGTCAAGATGACGGTCAAGAACCGTCCCACCGTGGTTGCGCTGCGGCTGGGGGAGGATTTCTTTGTGCCGCTTGACACTACTGAGTTGCAGGATGCCAGACGGTGCTACTACAAGGAGTTCATCACCAAGGAAGCTTTGTATGATGGAATAGAAAGCAAGGGGTGGGATAAGAAATGGGTTGAAGCAGTTGTTGCGAACAGCAAGGGCAAAACCATTACGGTTGATCGTTCGGCAATGGCAACCCGCAGCAATGCAAGTCGCCGGGACATGGTTTTTGATACCAAGGAGATTTATGAGATTGTCCATTGCTACGAACGCAAGCTGGACGATGAGGATGTGCCGGGAATCCATTACACATGTTTCTCGCCACACCTGCCAACAGACCAGCGCGGAAGGGATATTTATGCGGTAAGTGAACTGATGAACTACGATCATTGCCAGTATCCATTCGTAATGTTCAGGAGGGAGTGGTTGAGCCGCAGGGTTGATGACTCGCGTGGCTACGGGGAGATCGGGTTCACTTGGCAGAAGCAGATCAAGAATGAGTGGGACGCAAGGGTTGACCGCAACTCACTGGCAACCATGCCGCCACTTCATCATCCCCCAGGTCGCCCACCAACCAAGTGGGGTCCGGGGACACTTGTTCCACGGGTAAGGTCTGATGATTACCAATATGCCGATGTCCCAACCTACAACGCAGGAAGCAAAGAGATCGAGGACAGCATTAGGGAAACCTGTGACAGATACTTTGGTAGAGTTACAGGTCCAGAGAATCAAGCGTATGCCATGATGCGGCAACAGCACATGGTGTCCAAGTGGCTCGACAACTGGAGGAGAGTGATGGAGCAGGTGCTTGCGTTGACGCAGCAGTTTGCCTCAGAGGAGTTTTTCTTCAGGGTTGTGGGTTCGTCCAAGGCGCAGATGTTAAGTGCTGGCAGAGACGATATTCAGGGCCAATTTGACATACAGTTGAATTTCGCCGTTTCAAATTTAGACCAAGACCTAATGCAACGAAAGTTGGAGTTGCTTAAAGTCGCTGTGGGAGAGTTCGACACTCAGGGTGTCGTTGATCGTGCGGAACTCATGCAGGTGGTGTTCAGTTTCATTGACCCTGTTCTGGGCGAGAGATTGCTGATGCCAGCGGAGTCTGCGGCCCAGAAGGAGGTTGACGATGAGAAGAATGTGTTTGCAAGGATGTCGGCTGGGATAGACGAGGATGTCAGGGAAGGTCAAAGCCATGAGATGCGCCTTCAGGTCTTGCAGGACATTATCCAGAACAGCCCAAGCTTACAACAACGCTACCAGCAGGACGAAGAGTTCAAGGGTCGCATTGACAAGCGCATGCAGCAGTTGCAGTTCCAGTTGCAGCAGAAACAGAACGCAGTAATCGGGAGACTTGGGGCATGACAGAAAACGATCTCAAGACCTTAATCACTGACCCTCGGTTTGAGGCAATGCGGAATCTTCTTGATGAGGTCAAGGAGGAATTGGTTTCCCATGTAAGTCATCAAGCAACTGCTCAAGATCATGGGTCACTCGCGCACAGTGCAGGTGGAGTCGATTGCATCAACCAGATAAAAGGAAGGTTGCAAGCTATAGTAGACGCAGTTGATAATGAATAAATATAAACCTTTATAGTGTGGCAGGGATTTTGATGTCCCTAATCATCCACCACACTCCTCACACCTCACCAAAACCCGTGTAGTAACCGCTGCACGGGTTTTCTTTTGTTCCCTAAAAACAATCGGAATAAACGCCTACTTGCAGGTTTAACAGCATGGTAACAGAAACAGAAGGGGTAGCAGTCCCCCAACCAACTGCGGAAACGGGTCTGAACGACCTCAAAAGGTTCTTTGAAAACAGCAGGGTCGAAAAGAATGAAGGTGAGAGTGCTAATAGCGAACCCTCTCCTGACGTTGAAAACCCTGCCGAGGAGACTGAAGAACCTCAACTAGAAAACGATGTCGGTATAGAGGACATCGAGGAGGTTGAGGATGATTCTGTCGTTGATGAGTCTAATGAAGCTGAACCCGACGAGGTTGAGCAGCAGGACGATGGCGAGGAGGACTACGGTGTTCCCCAAAATCTCCAGAAGAAGATCAATAAACGGATCGGTAAGTTAACAGCACGCGCCAAGGAAGCTGAAGAACAAGGAGTTCAGCAATCTGAAAGGATTGCAGAACTTGAACAGGAACTTGAAAGTGCAAACCCTGACCAAAAACCCCTTCAAATAGGGGACAATCCGTTATCAAAGGTCAAGACGCTGGGGGAACTAAAGGAACATAAGTCCAAGCTCATTCGCTGGAAGAAGTGGTTAAGGGAGAACCATGACGGTTTTACCACCACCGAGGAGGGCGAGGAACGCGAGTACGCTGAAAGCGATGTGAGACGCATGATGTCTGACATCGAGTACGAACTGGAGGAACACGTTCCTTCACGGGAAGAGTATTTGCGGGAAGAGAGCAACATTCGTCGAGCAGTCGAGGATGTCTTTCCATATTGGAAGGACAAGTCGAGTCCGATGTACCAGCAAGCGATGTCAGTGGTACGGGAAGCACCTGAGTTAAGGACGCGCCCCAACTGGCAAGCAAACGTGAGCATCTATATGCTTGGGTTGAATGAGTACAACCGGATGGTGACTGAAGGGAAGAAGAAACCTTCCAAGAAAGTTACACCGACAAGGACTGCCACTCGCCCGAAAGCTCAACCTAAAGCTGTCCGTAATCCGGGCGGCATGAGGTTGGAGGATGCTTCAAAGGATTTAGTCAACACAGGGTCGCGAGGTTCCCTCACAAACTGGTTCGCTGCCAATAGAGAAAAAAATAAATAAGTTATGGAAGCTAATACTTATAGTTTATACAACAGTTCCACGACTGGTCCTTCAAAAGCCAATCGTGAGGAACTTGCTGATTTTATCAGCATCATAGAACCTGAAGTTACCCCTGTTACCAGTGCGATTTCTAAAGGTTCTACAAAGTCCGTTTTTACGGAGTGGTTATGCGACAGCTTGTCACCTGCCAAGGTTGATTCAACTGCGGAAGGTCACGACAGCACAACTTGGTTTAACAAAGCCGAGGATCGTGCGCGGTTGGGCAACTACATCAACATCAGCAAACGCGAGTTTGGTGTGTCTGATGTGCAACAGTTGGTCGATCAAGCTGGACTCGATTCTGAAATTGACAGTGCAAAATCCAAGGCAGTTCGCGAATTAAAACGCGACATCGAGGGAGTTGTTTGTGGTGTTCAGGATCGTGCCTCAACTACGGGCAGTTATGCTACTCGCGGGCTGTTTGATTGGGTTGATTCTGCTGGTCCGACTGATGTTCCAGCCGCATATCGTGTACCTTCTGGTTCCATTTCCGATGGGGTCGAGGCGGCGGGAAGTGACGACTTGACAGAAGCGCAGTTAAATAGCGTTCTTCAGTCGATGTTCACGGTGTCCGGCGAGAAGAAGAGTTACATGGGTGTCATGGCCCCAATCGTCGTTGACATCATTGACAACTTCACTCGCGTTGATACTGCGGTCAGAGGTCGTTACCACGTTAATGAACCTTCTGGGTCCAAGACGATCAATTTGGAGGTGAAGACCTTCAATTCATCGTTTGGTGTTATCAACATCATTCCGAGTGTGTTCCTTGGTGGATCAAATAGTGGTGCGGAACTTGGGACTGCTGGAACCGATGACACACTGGCATTTACCTATGACGATGATGCCGGTCTTATCTTGGACACTGATGCCTTGGAGTTGAAGTTCCTTGACTCGATGCACACGGAGACCTTTGAGGATCGTGGGGGTGGACCTCGCGGCCATGCGAAGGCGGTGTATACCTTGGTGGTAAAAAATCCCAAGGTTCACGGCAAAATCCTTGCTGCTGACGATCACGGTGTCTAATGCCGCAGGTATTTATACCTAAATTCGACAAGCTTGCCCCCGGCACGCAGAAGTCCTTTGAACGGGAACTGCGTCTGGGGGGAGTTCTTAATCGTAAGCTTCAGCGGGAGAGGGGCAACACCTTCTCCCGCTTGAAGCGGACGGCAGAGAGGTTCAAGAACTATGAGCGAAAGCCGGGGTGTGAATTGGAACTGATGTCTGTGGTTGACGCTAGGACTTGGTTCAGGTGGCAGCAGGAAGACCCTCACTTCTGGAGTGACAAGAAGAACATCGAGAAGTTCACCAAAGACAACCCGATAGCCGCACCGTGGAAACATGCGTAAAGTCCGATACAGCGACCTACTAAAGAGGTCAGCGGAGAGAGGACAGAGAAGTTACTCGGAACTCAGTTCCGATGATGCCGAGTTTCTGGAAGCATTCATTGATTCCAGACTCAGGGCCATCTGGGAGAAGACCGAATGGACCGACCTCATGCGAATTGAGGAACGGACATTCAAACAACCTTGGGCAGCGGGATCGCATGCCGCAGGTTCACAACTTTATGACCGCAACGCAGACAGGTATGTGGTCGCACTCAAGACAACAAGCAACGCCCCGTCAGATTCAGATGCTGTCATCCACAGTGATTGGGGCAAACTGGAGACCTCCTATACGGACAGCAAATATGTTTCGACAACAGATTATGCAGTAGGGGACAAGGTTTACTATTATGTGGATGACAAAATCTATCAGTTGCATACCGATGTTGCTGCTGGGACGGTTCCAACCAACGCAAGCTATTGGGGAGAGCTTCCCTTGTTCGACAAGTATATTGCACTAGAGCAAAGCTGGGAGACAACAGACATAGGAACAGCAACCTCTGTGTGGGACAAGAACCGCAAGCTCGACGGGACAGCAACGAATTTAAGATTTTTCCTGAGCCACAACGGGGTTCAATGCCCAGGTGAAGCTACAAAGGTCTGGTTAGAGTTCAGGGCAAAGCTTCCCGACACAATCCACACAACCTACTATGACGCTGGTACTACCTATTACACGGGTGATGTGGTCAGGTATAGGTCAGTCGCAGATAATAGCGTCTTTGATCTTTACACGGCAGTGCTAAATAGTTTTTCAGGAATCGCACCAACTGTGGGTGGAGACAACGCTAATTGGGAACTTGTGGCTATACCTCACACATTCAGGGATTACATCACGCATGGTTCTGCGGCAGATTTACTCAAGCATGATGAGAAGCAGGAAATAGGGATCATCGAGGAGCAACAAGCGCAAGCGGCACTGGTCTCGCAACTTGATGTGCAGGAAAGACAATCACAACAAAACGAATTTTTTAATGTAAGGACATATTCACATGGGAACAGTTAAGCAAGCAACAACAGTAATCAATCAAGACGCACTCAGCCCAGTTCTCACTGGCGGTGGTGAGGTTTTATATTCAACCAGAAACAGACGCTCATTGTCCATACAGAACATTGGCACAACCAAGGTTTATATACGCTTTGGTTCCGCGCCAGTTTTGACAGGGACCAAGAGGTTCTCGTTCATACTGACACCTGCCAGCAGCGACGAGGCGGGTGACGGCGGTGTGTTGACGGTTGATAATTATTCGGGTTCAGTTTGGTGTAAGACACTGACCGGTTCTTCGACAATAATAGCAACTGATTTTGTAGGTTGATATGAGCGCAAAAGTATCCACATTCAGTCGCGGGATTAAGTCTGGCGGCGTAACAGTTGAGAACGAACCCATAATCAAGTCGGATGGTGCATCCTCCGATGTGATGGAGTGGCAAGCATCGACCGGGACAAGCACCGTTAAGGTTCGCGAGGATGCGAGCAACAATATGGATTTGCTTGTCAACGGTGTTCCTGTCACTGGTGGAGCATCTGGCAGTACCAATGACGGCCAAGGTCTCCACTTCGACGGTGCGGCTGGCAACATCGACATTGCATCGCCGCCCGACTTGGGAACGAAGTTCTCGATGGAGTTTGTTATTCAAGCGGATGAGTGGGGGAGTGCGACTTACCATGTACTTGACTTCGGATCAAGCGGCAGAATGTTGCTTTATACGGCAGCGTCGATAGGTTATAATTTAGGGTTGTATGACACTGGTGAACATTCGTTCGGAGTTAAGGTTCTGGACGACCTAAAAGTTCACCATATCGTTATCACCGTTGATGGGACTTCAGCGATTCTATATGACAACGGCAACCAAGTTGGGGTGGCGACAATAGCCACTCCAACTTTGGATTTAGCGGCTGATCTGGTAATCGGTGCTAAATATGATGGGTTGACAGGTTGGTTCAACGGCACAATCTACCGCGCCCGATTCTGGAACAAGACGCTTTCCCAAGCGGAGGTCACGGCGAGCTACGAGAACGCTACCGTGCCGTTTGCCGACCAGTATGGGAGTCAGACGGAGAAGGTCGTCAATGGTGCTTTTGCGAGCGACACAGGTTGGTTCAAAGATTCCTCTTGGTCGATTGGGTCGGGTGTCGCAACGGCAGACGGGGTTTCGGACAATAGGATTTACCAAAATGTCGGATTTGCCGCTGGAAAGACTTATCGTTATTCGGTTGATTGGGCGCGAACTTCTGGTACGAGCTTAAAGATACAATACCACACCGGAAGCGCGTATGTTGATATTGTAGAGATAACCGCCACAGGCAGCGGAACCGAAACCGGAGAATTTACTACCGGAGCCACGGAGGGCAATCTGTACTTTTTAGCAAACGGCAGTTGGGCGGGAACAATAGACAACGTGACAGTCGTCGCCTCTGGCTGCGTGGCTGACTACGACCTAGCTTTCGCAAACCCGACCCAATCGTTGATGGTGCAAGACCGGGCTGGTGCGGCTGACGGCACTTCGTCTGCAACGGGTGTGGTGCAAGTCACGCCGATTGAGCAGTTGAACAGCAAGTCTGCTCGTATAGGAACGAGTGCTGCGACACCGGCGGATGGGGAGATAATCAGCACACTTCTTACCACAAAAAACACCGTTACGGGAGGCACGTTTAGCTCGCTGATTGCGAGAGATGGGGATAATGACATTTGTGGCCGAATAGTTGGCGAAGCGACCAACAACGGTCTGCAAATTTGGGATAACACGGGCAGCGTCATAAATCTGCAAGGCGGCAACGTTGGGATTGGCGGCACGCCAAGCGACTACCACGCGATGGCCGATGATTTAGTCATCGTTGGCACGGGCGACACGGGAATGACTATCGCAAGTGGCGCATCAAGCGATGGTCGAATTTTCTTCGCTGATGGCACAAGTGGCAGCGCGGAGTCGGAGGGCCAAGTTCGCTATGACCATTCTGACAATTCGATGCACTTCCACACGGCAGACGTTGACCGCCTCACCATCGACGCTGCTGGCACGACCACAATGACGCCGACCGGCAATGCTAAAAGTTTGTATCTATCGGGTGCGACAGCCACGACTGACAATGCGTTTCAAGTTGACGCCGACTCATTGACCGATGGCCGAATTGCATATTTTAAAAGCAACGCAAGCAGCACGAATACTCGTTCGTTGGTCTACATAAAAAATGATGACCCGGCAGCAACCGGCACAACTTGTCTGCAAATTCGGAACGACTCAACCGGCCCAGCGATTTCAGCGGAAGGCGGCATCGTCGAGGTTGACGGCGTACTCAAATCCAACCTTCTTTCTAATTCTGGTTTTGACGTGTGGAGTAACTCGACGCTGGAGGATGTTGGGAGTGAGTTGGCAGTCAACGGCAACTTTACCAGCGGCGACACGGGTTGGACTAAAGCGACTGGCGTTACAATCGTTGACCAAGGTGGCGGGGATTATGAAGCCGAGTTTGCCAGCATTAACTCTGGAACGCTTGGACTCTATCAGAACTATACAAGTTTCGTGGTTGGGAAACTTTACAAAATCACGGCCACTTGCACTAACCTTACCGCTGGGAGTTGGTCGATTTACACGGACGGAGGTAGTGGGGCGACCCAAACGGGTGCAGCTACCGACAGCGTGGTTGTTGAGGCAACCGCCACAACGATGTCAATTGGCATCAAAGCGCAAACAACCACATCAACATTTAGAATAGACGACATTAGCATCTACGAAGTCACGCCGGGGTGCGTGGCGGCTGATTCGCTTGGGCCAGATGGGTGGGTGAAGCGCACAGCGGCAGATGTATACCGACAGCACGACGATGCGACTCTCACCAAAGACGGTTCATTTTATTCGCTAAAATGCGTGGCCAGCCAAACTGCGTATGTAGCTCTTTGGCCCAAGGATGCCGCCGACCCAATAACTGTATCCCGTTTCGCTGGCCGAACAGTAACATTTGGCGCGTGGGTGTATTCAACTCTAGCCACACCAGAAGTCTTTTTGCAAATTGATGACGGTGGGGTTTCTAACTCAGCCCAAACGGTTGCACAAAATACTTGGACTTGGTGTGAGTGTACCAAGTCCATATCAACATCTCCTTCGCCTAACGTAACTTTTCAAATCACAAAATCTGGCGCAACGGCTGAAACATTTTACATCTCCCAACCGATGGTTGTATTCGGCAGCGCAATCGGCTCGGGGAATTATTCGCGACCGAGCGGGGAGATTGTTTGGTTTGAGAACCGTGTTCCGTCAAACGCATTAAACGCCACCGGGTTTAGCGATGTGGCGTTCACCACGCTTAACACCGAAGCCGATAGCGATGGCGCAATCCCGAAAGGCGCAGCAGCGTTGTTTATGTTGGGTGAGGCAAACGACTCTGTAAGTTCAGGCAGCGATACTTGGATGCGCCTTCAAGGAAACTCAGATATGGACAGATTATTTTACGCATCGTGCGCTGGACTAGATAACGGCAAAATAGCACGGAATAATTCTTGGCAACCGTGCGACTCAAACGGAGATTTTCAATATCAGTTGGAAGCGTCTGGTAGCGGCACACTAGACGTTTATCTAAACTACACCGGCGTTCAACTTCGATAAGACAATGGCAATTACAATTAACAACACGCGGGAGAACGACACCGACCAAACGGTCTACTTCTCCATCGACTATGACGGCGCGAAAACTTGGCACGGCGACATTCCGAAAGATGCCGACCCGCAAGAGTTCCTCGATGCGAAAGAGGACACGCTGAAGGTCGAGATACTACGCAAGCAGTATCCAGAGGCAGATGTGCCGCAACTTGAGGACAAGACCGCGCTTGAATCATTTGAGGCGTGGATTGCCGGTGGCGCGAAGAACGCAGAAATCAAAGAGACAACCGTAACGCCAGCGCAACCCGCCGTTGATGCGGTGCTGGGCGAGCGGCAAGTGGTCGTTGAAAGCGAAGAAGAAAGCGAAGTCTCCAAGACTGAAATCGTCGAGGTAGATGGCAAGTTTGTTGAGCAGACCACAACCGAAACCGTCACCAAGCAAGTCAGCACTCCGCAAGTTGTGACGCACAAACTTTACGATGAAGCCGGTGAGGAAATTGGCGAACACGAAGTGCCGGTGATGGAATCTTACGAGGTCAGCCCCGCCGTTGAAGCGGTTGAGGAAACCAGCGAGACAGTAGTTGTCCGCGCCGAGAGTGTGGTTGAGAAAACGCCGTGGAAAGATACGGCAGAATAATTTTGGAACGATGATTGAAGTTAATACAATACCCAATCCTGAAGCGGGACTCAACGTCTCGAAAGTAAGAATCAGCTTAAACAGCGCGGCTGAGTTCTCGATGCAGTTCAGCGTAGTTGGCTGGGGTAAGTTCACCAACGCAGACGGTGATGAGATATGGGGCAATGCGCCGCTCGTCTCGACACTGCTCAAGGTTGATGGCGATGCGTGGCGCAACTGGACTCCAGATGCTGCCGGTTCCGATTCCGAGTACATTGTCGGACTCGCGCTGAATGCGCTTGGGCTTGAGCGTGATGAGACGGTTGTGGCAGCGGAGCCAGAAGCACCGGCTGAAGAATAAAACCATGAGTGGGAAAAAGGGGAACAACGATGATTGAACTGCTAGTGGTAGTGGCGATTATCGCGGTTCTTTCGTCGTTGCTCTTGACTGCCGTTAGCACCGCAAAGCGGAAGGCGCAGAGGGTGGCGTGCATGACGGTCATTCGGTCTTACGCCATGAATATTTCTGACAGGGGGAGATTTGTTGTTGCAATTCCGCAGGAGGCAAACTGTCACCAATGCCATTATCCCCGCTACAATGCGGGTCTGTTTTTGGACACGATAAACCCATGAGTTGGCTGGATGATATAAAGGTTTGTTTTGCGAGTGTAACAGGGTTGGGCAACTGGCTTGTGGATATTGATATGATTTTGAAGGTCGGGATTAGTGCGGCGAGCTTGGTGTACATAATTTTGAAGATTCGACAGTTGATAAACAGATGAAGCAGATTAAATATATTGTTATCGGGGCATTGCTGCTAACTGCGGCGACTGCCAATGCTGGTGACCTGTTTGGTGCGGCACTAAAGCCCAAGCCAAGCGTCACCTTGTTTGGGCAGAAGCTCACTTGGCCGATACCGTCCTTATGTTTGGGGGCGAAGGCAGGGGTGCTTCCAGATGCGGGAATCTCCCCCGATGGAGTCAACATAAAGGTTCCGTATCTTGCGGTGGATATACCGTTCCCAAGTCTCACGGTGAAAGCTGGAACCAACGTTGTTGAGTTAAAGCTGGGTGCAATAGAAAAATTTGAACATAAGGTAAAATAGTATGTTGAAAAGTAAAACAGTATGGACGGCAGTTGGCGCGATAATCGCCGCACTAGGTGGATACTTTACGGGCGAACTGGAATTAGCTGAAATGCTGCAACTTGTTGTGACAAGTGGCTTGGCAGTTTTCTTGAGGATTGGCGTGATGAAGAGTGAAGTTGCTGCGAACGCTGCGGCAGAAGCAGCAAGCACAGTTTTGCCAGTAAAGAAGCCAGCAAAGAAGGGCTAATGGGAATCGTCAGCGCAATTGTAGCGTTGTTAAAAGCCGTCCCGTCACTGGAACGGCTTTTTTTGAAGGTAGCAGATGGAATCAGAGAGGCAAAAGCGAAGGGGCGATATGATGAGAAACTTACTCATATCGACAATGCTATTCGTCTTGCTGGTGGGGTGCGGGACAATGAGGGAACTGAATGGAGTGAAGACCCTGACAGATCACCCTCAGTTCCACAGGGCAGCACAACACGCACCAGAGTGGACTAGGGAAGCTTTAAGGACCGTTGCGGACCTTGAGTACCAGATAGAGAGAAAGTAATGCCAGTAAAGCCGCCAGTGATCGCAGATGGGGATGCCGGTTTCACCGGGGTCAACATGCGAATGAACCCTGCCTTGCTTCCACCTGGGTATGTTGCCGGGGCGAAGAACAAGAGGTTTACCAACGGCAAAGCGGCGACCCGTCCGGGCATAAAGAAGATGCCGTGGACAAACAAATCACATGATGCTTGGGCAGAGAAGAGTTACAGCCCAAATGACATTGTGACTTACAGTGGCCGAGCCGCAGTCATTACGGGAACCAGTGAGTCCATTACAAGTGGAACAGGGACGGTGGCGTTGTATTCAACCAATGCAATTATAGCCAATGGAGACTTCTCCACTTCTGCCAGTTGGTTAACGGCAGTGGATGGATCGGTTGGAGGACTTGGAGGTAGTTCTGGGTGGGCAGTTGACGGTAGCGACAGCAACTACGCAGAGCATGTAGCGCATACCAGTGGTGTTGATAATCTTTATCAAGATATTCATGCAGTATTGGGGTGCGATTATTCATTCACTCTTGCCATCTCCAACCGCAGCACGGGAACCGTGACAATTTTTGCAGGGACAACCGGGAGTTCGGCAGCGTTAAGCGCGAATGACACCCATACGGTTTCGGTAACATCTGCCGGGGAGAACCCAGACCGACTTTACATTCAAGCAAGCCAAGATTTCGACGGTCGCGTTGACACTATCTCCATCTCGGAGGGTGCGACCCCTGAGAAGGTTTTGCTTCGTGCGGTCCTGCCCATTGGAGGGGGTCAGTCCAACACTGCTGGTCCAGCCAGCAACAATTCCACTCCTTCAGGGGGGTCAGGTCAGATAGGGCCATTCTTTCAGCGGGACAGTTCCACAGACCCCGGCACAGAACCCCCAATTGCGACCTATAACTCCAGCACGAATGTTTCAACACTAACATCTGGTTGGGGCGATCTTGGGTCAAGAACCTACGGTTACGGCACAGTATATGGTGCGGGGATTTTCCGCGATCCGCAGTCAGTTGAGTATCTGCTTGTAGCTACTGCGGACGGGGTTTATGCGACCAAGGAATCGAATCCATCAGTTCTACTCGGAGGGGGTAGCATTAGTGCGGATGTAGAGTTCGTGCAGTGCTTTAATGTTGTCATCATGTTCAGGGGCGAGTCGCTTGAACCTTTGGTGATGGAGAGGGTGGATGAAGGGTTTAAGTCAGTCGCCCCTGAGTCCAGCGACTCGACGATTGACGAGAACGACTCGGATGGAACTGTCACGATTCCCAATGGGTCCACAGGGTTGTTCTTCTCTAACAGACTTTTAGTACCGCACGACAAGGACTTGGTTGCCGCAAGTGATTACCTGAACTACACCCGTTATCAACCCGTAATGGCGAACTTCAAGATCAACCAAGGTAGTGAGGATGAGCTTGTCTCGTTGGTGCGGATCAACAATTCAACGGTTGCGTGCTTTAAGACAAACAGCATCTACATTGTCAGCAACATATATGGCAATCTATCGGACATTACGCTCGATGAGGTTACCCGTGAGTACGGTGCGGTTGGCAGGAACTCCATTGTGCAGGTGGGGAGTGATGTGGTGTTTCTGTCCAGCAAGCGCGGCGTCACAAGCTTGGGGATTGCGAGCAATGGAAAGGTGACTGCGGTTGATCTTCCCTTGTCCGACCCGATACAACCTCTCATCGACAGGATCAACTGGAACTATGCTTCCGGTGCTTCTGCGGCATACCACAACAACCGTCTCTACATGGCAGTCCCGTTGGACGGGGCAACCGAGAACAATGCAATCCTTGTGTACGACTTTCTGGTGAAAGCGTGGGCGGGATACGATGACGGTGTAGATGTGGTGAAGGTGAAGAAGTTTGTGGAGACAGTTTACCAAGGGAAGCGCAGGTTGTTCTTCCTGTCCACAGACGGGTTCATAAACCTTTACGACGATGACCTGTCGGTATGTGGGTTTGTGGACGAGAAAGGGTCCAGCGATGGAGGCATATCAATTCAGCAGGTTTCAGATGAGGTTACTACCCGTGGCTATACTGGCGGCTTGATACTCTCGAAACGGTGGTCGGTTGCGGAGGTCCAGTTGGCAACCAGTGAACCGACACTGACGGTTAAGGCACTCTTTGACGGGGCAAACGAAAACACAAAGGTGCTTACACCAACGGGAGGTTTAACGTTCGACAGGACGAAGTACGACAAACCATTCCATGCAACAGACTTTAACGCCTCGATGTCCGGGGACGATTTCTTCACACAATACCGTCAGGACTACTCGGTGAACCCCGACACAGAGATTGATCTGCCAGATGGAGTTGATGTGGATGACAACGTTGGCTTCGATCCCGACCTCCATCAGCAATCGCAGAATCGCTATAAGTATCGGGGTGAGGGTAAGTATATCCAATTGAAGGTGGAGAATACCAATGGTCGCGCAGAACTGCTGGGCGCGGGGGTTGGTGGGTCAAGCGCAAGTCAGTCAGCAGTAAAACAGGTATAGGAAAATGAGCTTAACAGTAACAGTACAGAAGGGACACGACTTCTCAACGGGCAACGTAACAAGGGCGGCACTGAATGCAGGTGCTACCCCCACGGTTGCGGTGACAGGTAGCGTAACGTCTACAGAGATTGCGGCAGGGTCAGTAACGGAAGCAAAGCTAGGTCCAGATTCGGTAACTCAAACCGTATTAAAGGATGACTCCAGTACAGGGTCCGCAAATGCTGCGGTAACAACCGACCACATCGTTGACGATGCTGTAACGCTTGCCAAGCTAGCAAACGAGTCGGTGGTATCTGAGAATCTGATAGTCAAGAAGAACAGCAGCAGCAACAGCAACATCGTCGAAGGGCTGACAGTGCTGGATAGTGTTGCCGTCGATGACTATGTGATGGTTCACGATACCAGCGTAGACGACTTGGCAGATGACACGGTGCAGTTGAAGAGGGCAAAGATAAGCGCAGTCCAGAAAGTTGGAACAACAGAGTATGTCCTATCCGACATAACAGGAGACCTTGTTACTGGTTCTGGGACAAACTTAACGCTGGTGGTTGACTTGGATGGCTCGCCCTTCCAGACGATCACTCTGACTGCTGACAAGGATTACAAAATAACGGTGACAAACCAATCGTCAACAACCGTTAAATGCATGACGGTCAGAATTAAAGCTCCCGCAACTGGAGCCGCACCTCGATTTGGGGACAGTGCAGAGTCAGATAATTGGCCGACAAATTGGAGTTGGCCCGAAAGGACTTTGAATATAGGTCCACCAAACATACCGGCAGCAAAGGTTGCCCTCTTGTCCATAACCTCCTTTGGGGCGACTGACGCTGATGTGGTTGCCGCTTATGCAGTAACGGTATAATGCTGGCTAGACGAACAGCTTTTATCGCCCTTCTATACGTCGATGATGACGATCCGAGCATTGCGCTTGATAGTCATCTTCACACAGTTGCTATTCTTGGGAGCGTAACAATGGGAGCGACAATCACGGCCCCAGTTGTTGGGTTGGGTGCTGGAGGGATAGAGGACGCCAACGTGATATGGGAAAGGAAGCTAGCGGGGGGTAGTTGGGTGACAGTTGCGGAAGACTCGGATCATGTTGTTAGTGCCTTTGACACGGCAACTGGGAGGACAACTCACAGGATAACCAACTTGGCCAGCGCAGATGTGACGGCAGGATACCAAGTCAAAGTAACGGGGGGGATAAATGATCCCAAGTATAGCGGGTTAATTGAACTCGATCTAGGGACATAATGCCAAGCACCACTGACATCTTTCCCCTCTCAATCACTGACGGTAAGATCAGTAAAGAGGCAAAGATTAACCCAACCAAGTTGGCGCGTGCCACTCCGGGTCAGGTGCTGATTGCAGGAACAGACGGGAAATTTAGACCGGGGAACCTCGTAACAACTTCCAGCGGAGATTCCCTCGTTCAAACCGGGAGCGGGGCAACTGGAGCTACTGGAGCAACTGGGGGGCGGGGAGCTACTGGAGCAACTGGAACACCTGGGGCAGCGGGTACTAACGGTACTGCCGGAACTAATGGCACTAATGGCACTGATGGTACTGATGGTACTGATGGTACTGATGGGACTAACGGCACTGCCGGGAGTGATGCAACGGTAACGGCAACAAACGTAAACGCTGCTGGTGCAGTAATGCATACCGATGTGCCAGATAGCGACACGGGATTTATTAAGCGCACCGGAGCCGAGACTTACGATGTGGATACTTCGACCTACTCCACAACTAGCCACGCGCACGGTGACATATACTACACCGAGACTGAAACCGATACTTTACTAGCGACCAAATCGGGAACCAGCCATACCCATGATGACAGGTATTATACCGAGACAGAGGCAGACACCCTGCTGGCTACAAAATCGGCAACTACACATACACACGATGGCCGGTATTATACAGAAACGGAAACCGACGCTTTACTGGCAACTAAATCGGGAACAAGTCACACGCACGGCGACATATACTACACCGAGACAGAGACAGACACTCTGCTTACTGGGAAAGCGGCAACAAGTCATACCCACGATGATAGGTATTATACCGAGACGGAAGCTGACACCTTACTAGCAACTAAAGCGGCAACGAGTCACACCCACGATGACCGGTATTATACTGAAACCGAGGCAGACACCTTACTGGCAACGAAGGCGGATTCAAGTCACACCCACGATGACAGATACTACACCGAGACAGAAGCCGACACTTTACTAGCGACGAAAGCCGCATCCAGCCACTCTCACACTTTAACAGACGTTACTGATTCTGGAACTGCCGCGCCACTTAACGTCCCAGCAATTGGTGATGCTGCAATTGGGGAAGTGGTTAAGGGGAGCGACACTCGGTTAAGTGACACAAGAACCCCATCATCCACACTCACCCATAAGTCAACCCACGAAACGGGAGGGTTGGATGCCTTGTCCCCAGCGGACATAGGGGCGGAAGCGGCATTCACCAAGAACGCCGCATTCAACAAGGATTTTGGAAATTCCAGTGGGGAAGTCTGCGTAGGCAACGACAGCCGCTTGGCTGACGACCGTGACCCCAATAGCCATGCAGCATCGCACGCAGCAACAGGCAGCGATTCGGTCGACCATGACGCGCTGACCAATTTTGTCACAGCCGAACACATCGACTGGACGGCTTCGAGCGCGGGAACGATTCACAACACCAACCTTCCTGCGCTTGCAATAACCAGCGTTCAGGTTGCGGCGGACGAGACAGCGCATTTGGCGTTATCGACGGCAGAGGGTGACATCGTTGTCCGCAGCGATGAAAACAAGTCGTACATTCATAACGGCGGAACCGCTGGCACAATGGCCGACTTCACCTTGCTGGCGACACCCGCTTCTGCGGTGACCAGTGTCAATGGCGGAACCGGCATTGTAACGCTTACGCATGATGGCTTTTCAGATTTCGTTGCCAATGAACACGTTGATTGGGCGGCAGCAAGCGCAGGGACAATCCACGCAACGAACTACACCCACACTCACCTGTTGAGCGCAATCACGGACTCTGGAACGGCAGCACCTTTGAATGTTCCCGCTTCGGGCGATGCTGCAAGCGGGGAAGTGGTTAAGGGAAGCGACACACGTTTAACCGATACAAGAACTCCATCGTCAACGCTTGCTCACAGGTCAACCCACGCAACCGACGCCGCCGACGCACTCTCCCCATCTGACATTGGTGCATCAGCGGATGACCATACACATTCTGCGTATGTAAATGTGCAATCAGATTGGGATGCATCCTCTGGTGATGCAAAAATACTCAACAAGCCAACCGTCCAATACGAATCCGCGATTGCGGATGCAACCACCAGTGCGGCTGGGCTAATGTCCGGTACGGACAAGATAAAGCTGGATGGAGTGGCAGGCAGTGCGGAAGTCAATGTGTCACCCGACTGGGACGCAACCACTGGTGACGCAGCAATACTTAACAAGCCAACCGTCCAATACCAATCTGCCATTGCAGACGCGACAACCAGTGTTGCGGGGTTAATGTCTAGTACGGATAAAACAAAGCTGGATGGAGTGGCAGGCGGTGCGGAGGTTAATGTCTTATCCGACTGGGATGCCACTACTGGCGATGCTGTAATCTCAAACAAGCCAACCATCCAATACACCAGTGCCATAGCAGATGCCACAACCAGTGTGGGAGGTTTAATGTCTAGCACTGACAAAACGAAGTTGGACGGCGTAGATGCCGGTGCGGAAGTTAACGTCTTATCCGATTGGAACGCCAGCAGTGGTGATGCTCTTATTTCAAACAAACCCACTCTAGGCGACTCCGCAGCAAAGGATGTAGGGGCATCCAGTGACAAGGTAGCGGCAGGGGACCACACGCATTCATCCTACATCAGTGGAAACGAAAGCATCACCTTGGGCGGAGATGTTATCGGGACGGGGTCCACTGCGATAACTTGTGCGGTTGTTGATGACTCCCACTCTCACTCCACCGCCACGCTGACAGGTTTGGGGGGTGCGGCAGAGAAAGATGTAGGGACTGCCAGTGATGAGGTAGCGCAGGGGAATCACACGCACGCCCACGCCGACCTGACGAGCATTGACGCAGATCAACACCTCGATTGGACAACCGACAGGGGTGCAACAAACATCCACGCCGGTAACTACACCGACACAACTGCGAATGAGACGATCACGTTGGGCGGAGATGTTAGCGGGTCAGGGACAACATCAATTGATTGCACAGTAGATGATGACTCACACAATCATGCGATAGGGACGATTACAGGTGTTGTTAATACCGGCGGTGCTGGGGCGGCTGGGAAACTGATTAAGCTGGATTCTGAAGGTCACATTGATACGACCATGATCAATGATGCCGACATTAGTTACGGCAGTATAGCGGGTGTACCATCCACGTTTGCGCCTTCGTCGCATAATCACGCAGGAGGTGACATAACCAGCGGCACGATTGATACGGACCGACTCGATGTGGGGGCGTCTGCCGGTAAAGTTGCGGCTGGGGATCACGCGCATTCCCAGTATTCAACCTTTGATATTGACGATTCCAGTGCCCTGTCAACCGATGTCTGGAGTGCGTCTAAAATAATTTCATATTTAGTTACGTTTTATGCCACACTAGCTAACGGGTTTTCTGAACATAAATTTGCACTGGAGTTTGTGTGGGGGACGGATGAAACCTCCACCCCTTCCCAGCTATATTTTACTGGCAGTGGAGCTTCAGAGTATGGGACACTCACTCACGGTTTAGGAACCAAGGATATAGTGGTCTCGGTTCGCGCCGTCGAGGACGATGATGGGACAAATAACATAGCTTACGAAGAGGACGAACTTGCGGATGTTGGGTTTGACCCATTTTGGATAATTGCAAACGGGGCTAACACTTGCAAGATAATGCAAGTGGCAGATGCCAACGTAGCGGGAACGTGGGCGATCACGGTTATTGGATGAGACCCATAGCAAATGCGCTTCAATTCTATGATAAGTCATGCCAAACGACCCTCAACGACGATTTACGCTATTACCTGACCAGAGGATATGTTTATTCAGGAGAAGATACATTCATTATGGCCCGACCTATTACGAGAAGGTATGCCAGTTTTGTTTTAGATGAGAAGTTCACATACAATCCCAAGGAATATGACACATGGTTTTGCTACTTGGCAGTCGGGAAGCTTGAGAGGTTTCTCGATCTTGCACCGTTCAAGCTGCAATGGATTTTGTTCCACCGACAAGATAAGGATGACAAGGACAGGTGGTACACTTGGAAAGGATTTGAGAGAGCAATAAGGATAACGAAAAATGAGCAGTCCAAAAAGACATAAAGACAGAAACCTGTCAGAAGAGTACACGGAGAACATCAACGCTCAAGAGATGGCGATGAAGCGGCTGGGGCCGCTTCAGGAGGAGTGGGCGAAGAGGTTCGCACAAAACGATGTTGATATTGCCAAGATGATCTCACCGCAGATCGTCGAGATGATGGGTGAACTCGGCCCGCAGTTGCAGCAGCAGGACATTGACACTGCAAGGATGCGGCGCGGAGCGGACGTTGAGGACATCGAGACCTACGGCAAGAGGGCAGTTGATGCCATTCGTGGAAGCGATCCGGCCCAGCAAGCGTTGCTTGATAAGATGAACAAGAACGTGATGGCAGACCTCGACAGGGGAGGCGAGCTTGATGCTTACAGTGAGAGACAACTGCGGCAAAGCCCAAGGGCAAACCTTGGAGCAAGAGGCATCTCACCTGGGGACATAGGTGCATTGGGCATTGAGGAACTTATAGTGCAGGAAGGTCGCGAGAGACGCAAGCAGCAGGGGTTTGCACAAGCGGCGCAGATGTCAGGTATCAACAAAGCAACTGGAGCAGATGCCGCACTGATGATAACAGGAAGACCCAGCACGGTTGGTGCGGGTGTCAGCAGCGGAGTGTTTGGTCAGGGTGCATCGTTTAACCCCGGTCAGTTGTTCAACGCAGAATCCCAGTATGCTGGGTCATTGCACAACCAGAATCTACAAGGTGAAATGGGTTACAACATTGCCAAGGCAAACGCCAAGAACCAAATGTGGGGTGCGGGGCTGAGTGCAGTAAGCAATGTGCTGGCTCCGGGCTTTGGCGAGGGCGGCAGGTGGAGCTAGGATAATGGCTAAATATAATTTTTTCCAAGGAGGTCCAGCGGCAACCGATCTTTCAGGTCTGTTTGCACAAATAGACACAGGAGCAGTCGCTAGGGGTCTTGCCAGTGCAGGTGAGAAGGTCGGCAATGCAATTACTGAGAGGTATGTGCAGACCAAGAAGGAGAAGGACAGTGCGGCTGTTGCTGACCAGTACATCAACTCCGATATGGGGGATGAAATCCTCAAGTGGAACAAGGTTTCCAGAGATGAATACAAGGGTTTAACTGATTCAGCCAAGTCAAGGTTGCTCCCGGCATTCCAGACAGGGTTGACGCTTAAAAAAGTTGCAAGTGATTTAGCCGAGGATGAGAATATAAAGTATTCCGGGGAGTTCCTGAATGTTGCCAACGAGGTGCTGCTTAAACCTTTTGATGGAAACGCAGTTGAGAACCTTGAAGAACTCAAGGAGAGGGAACGCTATGTGATGCGGTATGACCTGTCCAGAGAGGACAGGAAGGAACTCACCGGAAGAGTGGACGGCATGAGGTCGGAGTTCATGCACGATCTCCCCATAGGCGTAACCACGTCAGGTGTTGACCGGGATGGCAACAAGGTTGAACTGCCAAAGGGTCTGATTGGGTTTGATGTTAATGGCAAAAAGCAGGTGATGAACCTACCCTCTGAAGAGGACAGGAAATCACCAGAAGCAATTCTTGCGAAAGACCTTGCTGAAGCCAAAGCACTTGTTGCCGCAGACCCTGACAACCTCAATGCTCAAAACATTCTCAAGCACTTGGAGGAAGCGGCACACAGGAAGGTGACTCCAAGTGGTTCAACTCGCATCATAAGGGATGAGAACGGCAATATAATATATGAAGAATCAACGGGCATTGGGATTTCCATGTCTCAAAAAGCAGAATCTGAGAAGTACCTTTTCGCATTCGAGAGGGGCGTAGGTTCTCTTGACACTTTCCTTGACAAGATCAAGCCAAGCCAACTGGGTGTTCAAGGTCAACTGAGTGAAACGCTCATAGATAATTTCCTAGTTGATTGGTTTCCCAACAACAGTGAAATAAGGAAAACCGCAGGGAAAAGAATTAAGACCCGTCAGGCAATGAGACTTTGGTCTGAGGAGGTCTTGCGGTCTGTGTCCGGGGACACAAGGTTCAGTGTTCCTGACAGAAATGCCATTGAGAAGATAACGGCAAACCCGGACATGTGGACAACCTATGCAAAGGCAACGACCAGCATGGGGTTGGTGCGCGAGACGTTCCAGAGAAACGCCAGGCAGAAGTTGAGGGAACTGGGCAGACCAGACTACCCTGACTTTGCAAAGACACCCTCAATGATTCGCGAGGAGGTTGAGGACGGCACAATGGACATCATTGATGCGGAACAGTGGATGGGAAGGATGCACCCGGACTACGCCGCTTGGCTGGGTCTGTCGCTGGAAGATGTTCTTGGTCAATTGCAGGGGACATCTGCCGATGATCTGCAAGAGATAAAGGACAGGGTGAAGATGATGTATCCAGCCAAATACAAAGCGAAACTGAAAGCACTACGCAACACAACAAAGTAAGTCATGCCCACGGAACTTGAAGAATTTGAACAGATGATAATGGGGGCAGGTTCCTCCACGACCAACCGGAACCAACCACCCGACCTTAACATCTCTGCGGCAGGACAAAGACAAAGGACAATAGCAGACAGGAGAAGGGAAGCATCAGAGGCAAAGTATGTGTCATCTGACGGCACACCGATCTCTGTTGACGAGTCGCCATTGAGTGGGCTGGAACGTGCGGGGTTATCTTTTCGTCGCACCGAGGAAGATCAAATAAATTACCTGGAGGATACACTTGGGTACGGGAAGAACACTGTCCGAATGGTCGGTGACACTCCCGTTGTAAGGGTGCTGGATTCAGACACCGGCAAGGAGAGGGATGTTCTTGTGGACGAGGACAATCTAACCTTGAAAGACCTTTCCGACATGAGTTCTGTGATCCCAGAGGTTGTGGGTTCAATTGTCTCGCTCATTGCGGCAAGCCGGGGGCGAGCCGGAGGCAAAGCCATGATGCCAAAAGGTTGGTTAGGCAAAACAAAACACTTTTTGACGCAATCTGCAATTGCCGCAGCGGGAGGGCAAACCGCCGGGGGCATTGCTGATGTTTCAACCAGATTTCAAGACATGCCCGACGATTGGAATTTGACCAATGAAGGGTTGGGCGACATCTGGGACCGGATAAACCCCGGAGAAATCGTTGAGCATCGTCTGAAGATGGGTCTGATAGACACTGCCACCGGAGGAGTGATGGAGGGTGCGGGTGCTGCAATCAACAGGGCAAAGAACATGGTCAAGAACCCGTTTGCTCGCGGCAGGGGAGAGATAGAAAACGATATGATTGCTGCTGCTCTCTATATGGAGAGTAAACTTGTGGACCCTGCCACCGGCAAGCATGTAAAGATTCTCGACCATCTTCCGGTTGGTGCGACCACAGGAAACCAGATGCTTGCCCGTGGTGAGACATTTGTGGGCAAGGTTCTGTCTGGGTCAGGACCATTAGGGAAAAGTGAAAAAGAACTCATAAAGACTCTTTCTGACGCAATGAATGTGGTGGTAGGAAAGGAGAAACTACCAACTGATTACGACATTGGGGCGAAGATTGTTGCCAATATGCAGGAGGTTCTTAACGAGTCAGGAAAGAAGGTTAAGAAGGCGAAGTGGAACGTGCAGCAAATTGGTTCCGCTGAAATAAAGGAAACCCTGCTTGGCCAAGCTGGAAAGGATGGGGGTCTTGCCCGTGACAAGGTGGGGGCAATGGTCCGTGCGGCAGTGGTCAATAAGCGGGATGTAGCGAAGAAAAGGTGGAGTGCGCTTTATGACAATGTGGAGAACCTAGCGTCCCAACAGAAGGACGGGGGCAGGATATTCAACACGGACGAGATCAAGAGGGTTGCGGCAGACATTGAGAAGAACCTGCCGACGATGAGTGTCGCCCCGACACCAACAACCAAGCTGGGGACCAAGACAAGGAATGTGTTCGACAAGAAAGGGAAGCTTGTCCGCACAATTGTCGAGGACACAGAGTCAACGGTTGCGTCTGGTGTCAAGTCTTACAAGAAAACCGCAGTCCACAAGGACAAGAGCGGGGCAAACGTCCAGACCATCGTAGATGAAGCGGAGGACATGGGTTATGACGAGTTCGGTGAACTGAGTCAGGTCATTGGGAAAAACGCGAAGGGAGAGAACATCCATCCTGCGTATTATCCCGACAGTTTAAGGAAGTTCCTCAATATGCAGAGTCTTGGGGAGAAGCAAACCCTGAGTCAGTTGCGGACCATGCGGACCGTTGTCAACGATGCCATTCGCGACAACACGGCAATGCCCGGAGTGGGTTCAGCGAACCTTCGCAGAATTAGTTCAGCAATTACGAAGTCCATCGAGAAGGGGGTTGACAAGATTCCAGACAAGCAACTCAAGAATGCGCTAAAGGAAGCAAACTCACTTTACCGGAATAACCACAGTCAGTTCCGTGATCTTCGCGTTGCCAAGTATTTTAAGACCCCGGACCAATCTGGGTATCTGGGTGACATGGCAATTGTCAACGAACTTATTGAGAAGAGTGATGGAGACATGTGGAACAACCTGCGTGATTATTTCACCAAGGGCATGAAGAACTCCAAAGGGGTAACAGAAGCACCTTCAAAGGAGATGCTGAATGCTTGGGAGTCACTGAAGCTTTCGTATGTTGATGGAATCATATCCAAGTCCACCATTGACCCTTTTGGGAGACAGGTGGACGCTGGTCAGTTAATTAAAAATCTAGCCAAGGTTGGGGACAAAGCGCCAAACATCGTCAAGGAAGCGTTTGGCGGGAAACTGCCCAAGGTTCAGAAAATATCCAACCTGATGCAAGAAGCGAAAAAGCAGGATTTAGTTTTGGACAGGGATTTGATTATGGATTACCTGGGGCAGCGAACAACAACCCGAAAGGCGTTGAGTGAGTACGTTGATTTGCAGAAGGCGCGGGATAACCAACTCAAGAATGATATAATCGGACCCTTCATGCAGGGGGATGATGGTGCGCTTGAGAACGTCCCGGTTGACAGGTTGGTTGATCGGTTCATTGAGCGAGGGCAAAATAAAGGTGCGATTGAGGGTTTCATGGACAGGGTTAAGTCCATGCCAGACGGGGATCGGATGGCAGAGGAGATACAGCGGAAAGTAATCGTTAAGCTCTTTAAGAAGACCGTAGACCCGCGCAAGGGAGATACAAAATTTATCGCCACAAGAGGTTGGGGTATCAAAGGGAAAGAGATTGACGAAGGTTACTCTGGAGTCCCTTCACAGGTTGTCAGTGGAAAGAACTTGGCCAAGGAACTGGAAGACAAGAAGGAGTTTTATGAAACAATACTAGACCCTGAACAACTTGTTATGATTAAATCCATAGGTCAAATCTCTGCGGGTATTGAGAAGAGAGATGAACTTGGTGGAGTGGCGGGTTCTCTGGTCGGCGGTGGTCTGATGCGGAAGATTCTAGCGGACAGTGGGACCAGCAAGATAGGTGCAGGGTACGAACTCAGCAAGTATTGGTTGGCATCGGCAATTGTCTCCTCAAAGTCTCTGCGGAAATGGGCAGCAAGTTCCTACCAATGGGGTGAGATGCCAATGCTCTACAAGTCGTTGCTCTTAACTGCTCCCGTACTCCGCGCAGCAGCAGAGGACATGGATGGACCGGAGGAGTTCTGGATGTATCTGGATGCCATGCGGAAAGAGCAGGGCATCAAACCCAATGATGAGTTTCAACAGATGATAGACAATGAGTAGCATATTCAAGAACACGGGAGGCACAAGCACCCCCACGCGCTCGCCAAAGGGCAGTCAGCGTCATCGGGGCAAAGGGAAGAAAAAACCCTCTCAGCCGCAATCTGGGGACACTGAGGGTGTGTCTGCCCAACTCTCTGCCATAGACAAGCAACTGGCGACCATCGGGGACTCTCTGGCGAGTTACAGCAAGGGGGTTGATGAGTTCGATAAGAAGGTGACAAAGTACGACAAGGATGTCTCTGACCTGGGGGTTCAGATCGCTGCGGCAAAACCCCCTGCATCTGATGACTCTGCATCTGATGACCCTATCTCTGAGATGCTTGCGGAACTGCGGAATCGTAAGGGGACAAAATACGGTGAGCAGTTCACTAACCTCGCCGACAAAATTGACGCCATAAAAAATGACTACCCGGAGGAGACTTTGATGAGAGCGTTGAAGTCTGGGGTCGATCAGATCAGTCAATTCACTGTTGACGACCTTAAAGAGATTGACGCAATGGGTGACGGTAGACGGGAGTAGACGAGTTGTAGACGTATTCGTCTACTTTGGGTAATACTTGAATTGGTTTTGGCCCTATAAACATTGACTGCTCTCACTCACTGAGTACCTGTCACGCAGGAGGTTGCGAGTTCAAGTCTCGTCACTCCCGCCATCTTTCCCCCAATGGCTACAGTTACTTTCAGCCAATCGACACCTTACTGACACCTTACCAAATCGGGCGAGTAGACGAGTTGGTAGACGAATAGGCAAAAAAAAGACCCTCCGAAGAGGGTCTTGAAGTGTCCGGTGACTCAGGAAGGAGACTCCTTGTCTATCAACTTGAACACCTTTTTCATTTCACTTGGGGTAGCACTCCAAGCTTCAACTCCACCCTCAAGGTTGAGTCCTCCCTCTTCCAGTTGCTCCCTGTCCTCAAGTAGGGTCCGGATGTAGTAACCACTCACCTGTTGGCCAATCGGCCACTGCTCCCTGACAATCTCAGAGTCATGGAAGGTCAGGACGCGACCGTCCTTGTAAACACTGTCACCGGCATGCCCGAATGACGCATCATTAACATCGTTAATGCAGAGGGTCCACCTCCCTGCTTTGCCAACGAACCCATCAATGTTCTTCCGGGCAGCAATCTTCTGCCAATCTGCTATTTTTTTGCTCATTTCATCACCTCCACCTTCAGATTGTGCAGGAGTCCTGCGTCTGGATCAGCTAGGCGCGAGAAAGCTGCCCAAGACAAATCAAGTTGTCTGGTCTTCAGTAACCTCTTCGCCGGTCCCCGGTCGTTAACCGTTACAACTACAAACCGGGGTCCATTCCAGATGCGGAGTTTCGTCCCCAGCGGATAGTCCCAGCTTGCTGCCGTATGCTTTGCGGCATCAAAAACCTGCCCTGAAGCCGTTTTCCTACCGTTGTACCGTTCACCATACCATGATGCCGTCAGCGTCCTCTTGGGAGGGTCTGAGACCATCGCGAGTATTCCAATCGTCGCTATTGTTATTATTGTTTTCATTTTAGTTCCTTTCCCATGCCGCGGGGACATCCTTTGGCATAAAATCCAGTTTGTTTTCTCCTATCCACTTGGGTTCCGCCAACCCGTAGGTTGATTCAATAAGCCGCACTCCACTGCGGTGTCCCAATCGAATTGCAATCTCAGTGTCACTCAGTCCCTTGGACCGCAGACACCGAACATAAAATGCCCTCAAACCATGTGAGATGACCTTGGGGTGTCCTGCTCGCTTGCAAGCTCCCCTCAGTGCTTGAGTCAATGAGTCACCGTGGACTGAGCTAATCCCATCTTTCCCCGGCAACAGGTACGCTGAATGGGGATGGTGCTGGTCTCGATACGCTTTGGCATGACTCAGCAGACGCTTCAAGGGTTCGTGCATCACTACAAACGGGTTGATGCCGCCCTTCGACCTGTCTATCCACAGGTAATCCTCATTGTAGAATCCCGGTGTGTTTATCTCCGGTTCAGCTTTGAGCTTCAAAATCTCGCCTGTGCGCCCTCCCGTGAACGCTTCAAGGAGACATTGATGCCGCAGGACCGGGGAGAGTTCAGCCGCAATGTCATGCAGTGCCTCTGAGGTCATTGGCATGTGGGCCGTGCAATGGACCACTGTGGCTGGGTCTTGGTAGCGTTCCCTCTCTCTGATAGGGTTCTTTCTCAGCTTACGCTTGCGAACTGCCCAGTTGAACGCTGATGACATGTTCTGAAGGTCAATCTCCGCAACCCTCTCACCTGTCCCTCTGCCATTCTCTGCGGCAACCCGTTTCCGGTACACCACATAATCATCACACTCTGGGAGTCCAATGTTCTCTGGGATGAGTCCCCCAAAGAACCTCTGCAAGTGATCAAAGGAGGTCCGCAGGTCAACCGACTCTCTGACTCTCTGGTATCGCTTCGTCGGAAATCCTGCTGAAGCGTAACCAGCAAGGATTGGATCAACTCTCTGATTCTCTGAGTCTCTCTGAGTCTCTGACTCTCTGACTTCCCCTGAATTGATCTCTGCTTGGAGAATAATTAAACGGTCTCTGGCTGCGGTCTCTGAGGTGATCTCTGACCCGTCCCGGTTTTTTATTGCCCGGAAAGTCCAACTCCCAGAGGGCAACTTTACGCGCCCGTTATAATTGCCGTTTTTACGGTACAACTTTTTACCTAGGGACTTCACCTGGGGTCCCTTTCATCCTCTGCGTATGCCGAGGGGATGCGCTCATTACTGTGAGCGCAAAAGAGTGAGGGGTCTTCATAGTTTACATCCAACCCTATCACTTGCCAACCACTGTGGTCATGGTCTCTGACTGCCCCCATGATTAACTTCAATTCAGCTCTCACCGTTTCAAAGCTCAGTGCCTCACCGGCATCGGTTACAAAGTAACATTGGTAACCACCGGGCCAAGCGTGTCCGCCCGGATAATCTCGTAGTGCCTTTTTCAGGTCTTTTATTGTTTCAATTTTCATGTTTAGTTCCTACTCAGTGTAAAGGTTTCCGTTGTCGCCGACATAAAGCCAGCACTCGCCAAAACTTGCGCTTGCCTTGCTCAGACGTTCCCCAAGTTCCCCAAGTCCCCGATCCCAAAAGCCAGTACCGTGACCGGCACGGGTTAACCAGAAATCGTGCCCCGCGCATTCGTCTGCGGTGTACTCTGCCCCGATTGGGATTGCCCGTTTCTCGGCGTACTCTCTGAGGTCATCGTCATTCAGTTGAATGAACTTGTCGCAATCGCTTTCCATCTTTTGCACGGTCTCTGCGGCAAGCTTTTCCTCACCGTATTTCTCTGGGTCATCAAGCGGCGTTTCCTCTGGGTCAACTGATGACCATAATGCTGCGGTAATGTATCCACGCTTGAACTCTCTGACTCTCTGCGTCTCTGACTCTCTGACTCTCTGCGTTTCCATGTTTTAGTTCCTTTCTTTTTTTTGGTTAATATCCCCGCACTCTCTACCCTCTGACTTTTCAAAAGTCCCGTAGAGCGAAAGTGTGGGGCATGTTTTTTGCGCTTTTTGGCAAATTCGTTGTTTTTGGCCAATTCAAGGGAAACACTCTCTGCCCTTGAACAATGGCCAGGTGAGTTTATTATCTGGGTTCGTGGGTAGGTTCTCCGAAAGTGTATGGCATCGCGTTGGCGCATTCGTCACAATAAAGAAGGACGCCTTCCGCGCTGATGGTCCCGGTGTAGGGTTCCTTTACTGTTGAACCACAACAGGCGCATTCTCTTTTTTTAGGTTTTTCCATGATGTTTATTTGGGGGTTCCTTTGCCCCTGTCCCCTTTTAAAGCTTGAAAAGGGAAAGGGAAAAAGGGGGGCTATTTGCCCCCCTGCAGCTTGCGCTTGAGTAGCGCAAACCATACTTGCGCTTCGCGCTCTGTTGCCCGGACCTTGCGCGGCTTTGGCAAGGTCAAGGTGAATTCCTGCTGAGTGGTCACGGCAGCAATAGGGGCAAAAGCCACTCGCCCCAAAAGAGCAGGGCAACAATGCCAAGCAAGGTTGCAAGGTCCAAAAGCCAACCAATTGAATCTCTTTTCATGTTCAATTAAAGTTTGAAGGTGCAAGAATGAAATCTCCGCCCCAATCACGGTGGAGGTTGTTAAGCGAGGACCTTGAGGACGCCGCATGCCTCCGCAGTGGTCCCGCCTCAAGCTTTAAGGCGTAGCCACGGGGGTCACGGTTGATTATGAACCCTGCGGGGAGGTTGCCCCCGAAAAGGGTCCGTACTTCCCCCGCTACCTTTTCAAGTATCCGGTCGCACTTGGCTTGGTAGTCTGGGACGTTGCAAAGGTTGGTTGCCGCCCTGTGTGCCCTACGCTCAAGCAATCCAAGTTTGCGGTGTAACCAATCGCCTATTGCCTCCATTGCTGCGGGGCTTCCCTTGGTCACGGTTGGCTTGAACTCCGCAACCCAGCCGGGCGGTTTGCCCCATTCAACGTGACAATGCCAAAGCAAAGCCAAAGCGTCCAAGTGCCGCGTTTTGTGTCGCTTGCTTGCTTCCCTTTTGCTGATGTTGTTTTGTGTTTTCATAGCTCAGTTTTCATCGTAACCGTCAAACCAAGGACCGTGCTTTTTGGTCAAGCTTTGCGGATACGGTTTGGTGCAAGTGCGGGAGCTTGTTTCTGGGTCACTACAGTGCGCCCTTGCCTCTTCAAGCGTCACCCTTGCTTCAATCGTGCGGCTTCGCTTGTTTGGGTCTTGGTAACTGCGGACAATGCGGTAGCTCATGCTTTCCCCCCCGCTCTTTTCAATGTGAGAACGTACTCACTCGCGACTAGTTCCTTTGCTTTTTTTGCGTCTGTTCTGTCAAACGCCGCTTGCCTCGCTTGCCTGTCAAGGTCGCCAATGGTTCGGCTTGCCGCTTTTTGAGGGGTCGAACCTTCGCCCCTTGCCAAGACTGTCCCAAAAGACTGCCCGTAGTCGTTGCGCCGCGTTCCTATTAACTCGCCCCGGTAAACGTGGCTTGATTGGTCCCAATGCACCCCAATATAATGAGACTCCCCGGAGAGAGACCTTTTGGGGATTAGCTGCGGCGTGTATTTGTAGGTTGCGGGGTTGAACGTGTTCACGCTGCCACCTCCAATGCCTTGAGCAATACCGGGAGCAACAGTGCCGCAGCTTTGCCGGTTATGGTGATCTTGTTCGTGGTGATTGTGACCGTCACCTTTTCAAACCCCTCAAGGGCTGCGGCAACGTAATTCCCGCAGAGGTCTAACACTGGGCGACCTTCACCCCCGGCAACCTTTAAGCTACCGCCATTATCCCGCGTAAGAGTGAACCCGCTTTGAAGCAGCAACTCTTTGCGCGTGTATGTTACGCCCTTGACCCATCCGAGGCGCTCAAGTGCTTTACCTTCAACCCACACGCGGCGTTTGCCCCGGTTGGTTCCAACGTTTAATGTTTTGGTTTCCATGTTTATTAGTTCCTATTGAATTGACCAGTAGACGGCCAACGGGGCGAATATTGCGTGAGCGTAATACGATAGCAAGCGTTTAATTGTCTAAAACTGTCTTTTTTTTTGTGTTACCAGTTGGCAAGGTTCGCAAGGGCAAACATGCCAAGCGTTCAATCCACAAGATGTGGTAGGACGCCTGGTGGGCAACCACTAGATATTGTGGTTTAAGAATCAAATCATGCCAAGGGCAAAGGATACTGTTAAACGTCAAAAAGTGCGGGATTTGTTAAGTGAGCATATTCCTTGGAAGTCAATTGCCTCGCTGACCGGCTGCGGGGATTCAATGATATTGAGCGTCCGCGACGAGATGGTCCGCGATGGTTTTGATGAGGACCGAGAGCTAGCAATTAAGTTGGGGCGAATCAGTGCGCTCGCATTGGAAAAGCTTGAGGGTCAGATTATTGACGGTGACGTAAAACCAAGAGACCTTTCGGTTGTCTCAGCAGTCTCTCTTGATAAACGCCTTTTGCTGAGTGGTCGCGCAACCTCACGAGTTGAGCATGTCCGCAGCGACACTGCGGCCCTCCGCGAGCAACTAGCCAGCGCAATAGACCTCCCGACTACCCTCCCGACTACCGCAGCCCCACACAGCCCCCAATTGCTACCGGAACCCGCAGAAACTGGGTGATTCATTGGCAGTCGGTCTGAGGGGGGGCGGGGGGGGTCGAGCTTTTGCCTTGGGGTTGGATATTGTTATCGATCCAACCCCCCGTGAAATTTTGCAACTAACGGTCCCCCCACACCTCGCCACATACCTACGGTGTGCCGCAGGGACATGAGGATGCGATGTGAGGAGGTTTTAGGGGATTAGGGCAGAAAGATGCCCACCCCCTAAAGGGAACTAACCAGAAGGGGATGGGCAGGAACTAAAGCGTGATCATGGAAACTCTCACGCTGGGATTAAAACTAGCGTAGAAACGGCATAAGGTCAAGGATTCATGCAGATTAGGTGGTTAATTGGGTAAACTGCATATTAAGTATATTAAGTATATTAAGTGGTATTGAGTGGTATTGAGTGCCACTCGATTGCCGCCCCTCCTTCCCGGAGGGACCGGGGCGGCTTATTGGGTCTAATTAGACTAATTAGTGTGCGGCGATGCCGCAATTTTAATGACCTCTTTTTGGCCCCGTCAAGTCATTTCAAGAGATGAAGTGGTTTTATTTTTTGGGGTACATGCAGGAGTGGATGTTTTATGCTGTGCGGTTCATGCGGGAGGTGCGGCTAAAGATGGATGAGGGGCTTGCGGAAATAGTGGATGACTATGCCTTCCACCTGGGTTGGAGTGTGGAGGAGGTGGTGCGGCAATGTTTACTTGCCCAGCTGGGGGTCGAGGATAAGGAGTCCGGTGTGGGGGACTTTGATGGTGTGCGGCAGGGTGATTGAGCCACCTTGGAACTTGAGGATGGTTGGTTTGCGTTCTGAGTCTTTGACTTGATCCACGATGCTCCCGATTTGTTGCTTGATAGCTGCCTCGATGTAGGAGGAGACCGTGACGTTGTTACGGTGTGCGGCATCCTTGAGCATAGCGATGAGGGGCGAGCTAATGCGGAAGGACATGGTTTGCTTGGTATCACTCATGGCGGGAGGAGGTTTGCATTACAATATGGTAATAAGGAAGCACTTATTCACAAGTAACTGATTATATTACGTTTAGGTATTGCAAAGTATTACGTTGTCCTGAATACTGTCGTTCGTGCGCAGCAAAGACAGAGTAAGGACGTTTAGGTTTAACTGGTGGGCATCCAATATGTTGGATGAGGAGAGCAAGAGGAGGAAGGTGACTTGCACGAAGGTTATTGAGGATTGCTTGGTTAAGTGTCTGGGGACGCTTTACCCCAACGCACCGAGGATCGAGCAGCGAGTGACCACTCACACGGCAAAACAAACTAAATGAAGTTTTAACCAAAGAAAGGAACTAAAATGTGGATACGCAACTTTATAGATGATCAGAAGCTCGCTAAAGAGATTCGGAAAGACCTGAAGGAGCTTGGGGATAAAAACCCAAGGGTAATAAAGGAACTGAAAGATACGGTCTATGCCGACATGGAGATGTCTGGGTCAATAGCAATACGGAGATATTGCAAGGACAAGGCAACTTGCCGTTGTGAGAAGACGAAGCAAATGGTCCAAACCGAGAAGGAGGTATTCTAATGGGGAGTACAAGAATACCAAAGAAATACGGTAAGAAGTTTGATAACTGGATCAGTGTTGTTTGCAGGGTTTTCATGGTTCGACCAGAGGAACTGTTTTGGGAGACCAGAGGGCCGCAGCGGACAGCTTGGGCGCGACATTTGATGTATGCGCTGATCCAGAGGGAAGTGCGGTCTTTCACTGAGACTGCGGCTATTTTCAACAGAACCCACGCCACGGTCTCCTATGGGATTCGCGTATTGAAGGAGAGATGCGAGAACGACAAGAAGATTCGTGAAATGGTCGGGGAGGTCGGCAGGGAAACTGGAATCCAGATGTTTAAGTGATGGGGCTAACTTTGGTCAATAACAGCATGGGAGGTTCCCCTAACCAACTGGTTCTAACCCCATGTCCCCGGCGTGTAGCCGGGAGACCTTCCCCCGGTGGCTGGGCGACATACGGCACATCGGGGGAGAATTTGGTAGGTAAAAAATGAGCAAGGAATACTGCAATAAAAAAATGACGACTGAAAGCAAAGAGGAATTAAGGGCAAAGCTGAAAGATGCTTTAGGAGAAGTTTCCTGTCTACAAGACAGGGTAGATGAGCAGTCAATTGTGGTTGGCTTGCTCTCAAAGAGGGTGAGGGAACTGGAAACCGCAACTCCAACCTCCTCCTCTTGATGGTGACTCCCCTTGTCCCTCCCCTGCGAAGGTTTGATGCGGCAGGGGGAGTCTTAATTTTGGGAATGGCACGAAACAACGGGTATGTGTTCATGGTTGTTTGGGAGGCGGCTGGACCCCCGCCAGTGCCATTCCTTTTTTAATTTACAGAAGCAATGGGAAAGTTAGACAAGTTGGCAAAAGCTGCCGCTGAATATTATGAGGTTCCATTTAGGAAACTCAAGAGTCCTTGCAGGGAGGCGGCATATACCAAGCCCCGACACACCTGCCAATGGGTTGCAAGTGATGCAGGATATAAGAAGTCTGACATTGCGAGGTATTGGGGACTTGACCGGACGGCGGTTTATTATGGGGTCAAGGTTGTTTCAGAACGGGTTAAATCCAGTAAGTACGAGAAGGCAGAACTGAAGGGGTTCTTGCGGTTCTTACGGGTACACCTTTGAAAGATGCACGACCAACTCACATTGATCTCTTCAGCGGAATTGGGGGATTCTCCCTTGCCGCAGAAGCAGTTGGATGGAGAACAGTTGCCTTCTGCGAAAAAGATAAGTATTGCCAGAAGATACTTGGGCGACACTGGTCAGATGTCCCTGTCATCGGAGACATCAGAGACTTTGACCCCAGCGAATACCGGGGAGCTTCACTGCTCACAGGAGGATTCCCCTGCCAACCCTTTTCTCACGCAAACGGCAAACGGAGAAAGGGGACCGATGATGACCGCTTCCTCTGGCCAGAAATGCGGAGGGTTATTAACGGGGCCAGACCGGATTTCATCTTGGCAGAGAATGTTGTTGGAATCATCCACATGGCACTCGACCAAGTGCTTTCTGAGTTGGAGACCGATGGGTACACCGCAGGGGCGATTGTACTTCCAGCTTGTGCCGTCAACGCCCCCCACAGACGGGATAGAGTCTGGATTCTGGCCAACTCCAACAAGTCGGGACCACAAGGATTGCGGGGACTC